ACAGGACAGTAAATAGCTGCGTCACACACATAACTTTGGACATTCAAAGACGACATGGATTTCAGATTTTCCTTTTAATTTATGGATCCTGATAATACATAAGACATGTTGTTCTGGGAAGAGACGTTAGATACACGCATAAGAAAATATATAACAACATTCGTTCATAGCCGCCCTGACAAATGGCGATGGCTAACTATTTATAGATTACTAAGACACATACTTGTTTATTTAATTACAGTTTTGTTTTGGATGATGCTCAAAATAGAGATTAACGAACTTTATTTCTTAGTCAGTTACGGTGACGTATAGTTAATCAGCTACTTACTTCAAATGTTATACTTGATAATTTGTTTCATACTTCATCCTGAGTGGTACTTAGGTTTTAAATTCCGTATGGTCATATCAACACAGAATCAAACGCCTTTTATCTCACGTTTTTAAAGATTCCATAATTTAATGATACAGATTCAAGTTCCTGGTTACGCGAGATTCTTAGATTCAATAAAATTTTTTGCTTCAATAGATTATCCGCGTAGTAACATCATACAAATGACTAATAATGAGAATTCTAGGCTAATATGCGGTAAAATTCAAGATTTCTAACACGAATAGAAAGTAAGGATACAACAAGAGGAAAAGCTATAGGTAATATCAAATGACATGAATCCCGAAGGAATAGCTTATAAAATGAAAGGTTCAGGAGAAGGGTTAAAATTGTACAAACAAATACACAATGAACAACTAACTAATAACAGTTCACTAATTAGAAACTTTAGTGACGCGGTTAAATTAGTTAAAACAAAATAACCCAAGATAAGTGTACTCATCTGTGGAAATTAGACATCGATCAAAGTTGATGACTATTACATGCACAAGAACTTTAGATAATTTTGCCTTTTGAATAGAAACATGTTTCCTGGTGAATGGTTTGATTTAGTAACTTAACAACTCAGTTATTTGAATGAAGCCTTAGCAGATTTTGATGAACCCATGGTCATAAAGAATTAGTACGAATGGATACCGGCAAGAATGGCTAACGACGGAAAATAGGTCACACTAACAGGTTCTTCTCTCGTGGATTTAGGAACAGGCAACCCTTTCAAGGAATATGAATGGTCATCGAAATCGATACAAAATTCATGTATGTCATTAAATAGATTTCTTAATTGTCACACTACCGTGAACCCAGTCGATTGGATGAAATTTGACGATATGTGCGATAGAATGTTCAAGTTTATACAATTTGATGAAACTCTAATAGATTTAACATATGACTTACTCGATTACCCAAAAGATAACGGCTTCGATGATAATAAGACAAAGAAATACTTCACAAATATAGATAGGTTCTTCAATGATCCAACATATACTGACCTAAACGGTACATATGTACATCTAGTCAAAACTGGTGAAATATATTCATTTAGCTCAGCGCCTAATATAGTTAACGGTTACTTGGAAGATAGAGACGACAGACCTCGAGGAATACATGCTGGTAACAACTCGACTTGTGGTATATTTGCGGCCTTATAATCCTAAATATGGAAAGTTATGTATAAAGCTTTCCCAGCAATAGCTCAAGGATTAAATTGCGAATAATTGAAAGAGAAGATAGCAAAACAAATTGAC